TCTCCCCTCGGATCGAAGAGGCGGCAATTTTCGCCGCGTTCTCTGCCGCGACCGTCGCGGACACACCGGGCAGCGTCACGACGCCGCCCGCCGACTTCGCCGCGCCGCGCCACGACACCTACCACGGTCAGGACGTGCTACAGGGGGTCCACGACATGGCCGCGCGTTCCGGGGCGATCTGTAGCGCGGATAACGCCACCGCGCACCCCTACCCGATGTTCGCGGCGGCCCACGAGGTCAAGGCGATGCAGATGATCCACGACCACGCGATCGCGCATGGGGCGAAATGCAGCGCCATGCCCAAACAAGCGGCCATGAGTGCCGCAGAAAGTCAGGAGTCGATGCAGGACGAAAAGCGGTTCATGGACCACATGCGGGCGTTCTTCGGCATCACCGAGGAAGTCGCGCCGAAGCCAACCACCCCGATCGCCGCGCAGCCAGCGATCACGACCCCGACCCCGCTCCCCAAGGTCGAGGACTCCGCCGAGTTCAAGGCGGCGCAAGCGGAGATCGCCACACTGAAGACGGCACAGGTCGCCAGCCAGGCGGCGGCGTTCGCGGACGGCGAGATCGCCGCGTCCCGCGCCCTGCCCGCCGAGCGGGAGAACATCATCGCCGCGTTCGGGCAGGCCGCGAAGGACGACGCCGCGCTCGGCGGGGTCGTGACGTTCGCCAGCGGGAGCGAGACGAAGGAGGGGACACGCGTCGACGCGCTGATCGCCTTCTGTGCCGCGCGACCGGCCCATACCCTCACCGCGCCGACCGCGCAGGGCGAGACGCGCGTGATCGACAACATCATCACCTCGGCCAAGTTCGGGGCCGAGCAGCCGATGAGCGCGGAGCGGCGGCGCGAACTGCATGAGCAGACCCCGGAGGGGCGCGCGTTCCTCGAAGCCCAGGCGCGGCGGGCGAAGTAGCCGCGCCGACCGTTCGCACGATGCCGTGCGGTAGTACCAAGGAGGTCAGGACATGCCACTGTTGCCGATCAACACCTATACCACCGCCAATCGCCTCGACTACCTCTTCCCGGACGTGCCACACCCGGAGATCAACGTCGCCCTCGCACCCGGCACCTACGCCAGGGGCACGATCCTCGGCGAAGTCACCGCGACACCGGGCACCTACCGCGCCTACGCCAGCACCGCCCTCGCCACCCCGGTCGCCCCGGTCCCTGCGGCGCTGGGGGCGGGCGGCACCTTCGCGGCGGGCGCGTACAGCGTGGTCGCCACCTACCGCAACGGCGTCGGTGAGACGGTCGCCAGCCCGACCGCCAGCGTGACCCTGCTCGCCAACGGCGCGATCTCGCTGCCCACCGTGACCCTGCCGAGCGGCGCGACCAGCGTCGCCTACTACGTCTCGGATGCGCCCGGTTCGCCGGACCTGCGTTTTGTGGTCGCCAATGCCGGGGCCGCTGTGACCGTCGCCAACCCGCCCGCAGCCGGGGCGGCCAACCCGCCCGCCACCAGCACCGCGACCGCCGCCACGGACGGCTCGCAGAATCCGGCGGTGATCCTGAGGTACGCCTGCGTCGTGGACGCCAGCGGGAACGTCACGCTCGGCACTAGCGGCGTGATGGACTTCGGCCAGACGTTTGGCAAGGCGGTCTCGGCCTACATGGGCGGGTCGTTCCGTTGCCAGGAGCTCGTCGGGTTCGACGCCAACGCGCTGCGCATAATGGCCGGCGGGAAGCTCGTCGAGGGCACGGTTGCCAGCGGCATCGTGAACATCTAAGCCCACCGCACAATGGCGTGCGGTGGTTGACACGCTGATGTGTCGTGCCGGTCCCCGCAATGGCGCGGGGGTCGGCCCACTACAAAGGAGTAGCGAGCCATGGCGGATTTTTTATTCCCTTCTAGCGGGGAGCTGCACGAGATCGCCCAGGACTATCTGCCGCAGTTGGTGGAGGCCCGCCCCGTCTTCCAGGTCTTCCCGATGGTCAACGACGACAACGCCCTGGTCCTCTGGGAGCAGGAGGACAACTACACCGGCTTGCAGCAGGCGCGCGGCCTCGACGGCCAGCCGCCGAAGATCAACAAGCTCGGCGGCAAGCGTTACTCGATGCCCGCCGGGGTCTACGGCGAGTTCTCCCCGATCGATGAGGTTGAGATCACCCTACGCCGCCCGTTCGGCACGTTCGGCACCCCCGTGGACATCAGCGCGCTCGTCATGCGCGAGCAGCGCCGCCTGCTGGGTCGCCGCCTCGACCGGATCGAGTCGCTGATCTGGACGCTGATCAGCACCGGGACCTTCGCGGTGCCGGGGCCGTCCGGGTCGATCCTGCACACCGACTCCTACACCATGCAGACCTACGTCGCGCCCGTGCCGTGGGCGACCAGCGCCACCGCCGCCCCGCTCGCCGACCTGCGCGCGGTGCAACTCCGCTCGCGCGGGCACAGCGTGGACTTCGGCACCGGCGCGACCGCGTGGATGAACCGCATCACCGCCAATCGCCTCTTCACCAATACCAACAACCAGGACATCTACGGTCGCCGCACGGCGGGACTCGGGACGTACAACAGCGAGGCGCAGCTCAACATGCTCTTCGCGGGCGATGGCCTGCCGACGATTCGCATCTATGACGGCGGCTACATCGACGATACGCAGACCTTCCAGCCGTTCATCCCCGACAACGTGGTCGACGTGATCGGGCGGCGCTCCGATGGGGCGGCGATCGGCGAGTACAAGATGATCCGCAACGCCACCAACCCCAACGCCGCACCCGGCCCCTACATGTCGGTCGTCGACACGCTGGAAAAGACGGGCCGACCCCCGCGCCAGATCGAGGTTCACGACGGGCATAGCGGGGGGATTGCACTCTACTTTCCTTCCGCTATCGTGCGCATGAATGTCTAGTACCAGCCCGCTACACGACGAGAAAGGAGCGCCGACGATGGCACGGAAGAGCAAGCAAGACGAGCAGGGCCAGCGGTATCTGGTGGGCGTGGACGCGCTCGGGACGCACCCGCGCGACGCGATCATCCACGCGGACGACCTCCCGCTCCGCGAGGACGGCAGCGTCGATCAGGACAACATCGACCGCCTGGTCGATCTGGGCGCGCTGATCGCCATCGGGGGTGAGGAGGTTTCGGCGTTCGGGCTGGGCGTGCAGACGCTGGCCGACGCGGTACGCAGCGACAGCCCGCCGACCCTGCCGGTCGTCCCCGCCTCGGTGGACACCACCCCGCAGGAACTGGCGCTCGCGGTCAATCAGGGCAATACCACCGTGACCGGCCCGCTGCCGGAAGTCGTGGAGCCATAAGCCATGTCGGCGGCGACGGCGGCGAGCATCCAGGCGCAGATCCTGGCGGAGGTGGGCGACACCCCCACGGGGACGATCGCCGGTCTGCTGCCCGCGATCTGGGCGCGCTATGCGGACAAGGCGCAGGTCGCGCCGGGTTTGCAGGCGCTCTACGCCCAGCGGAAGGCGCTCGATATCCGTATCGGCGGCTTGCAGGCGGTCGTCAACACCACGATCGACGGGCTGGGCAAGCAGGCGCACCAGCAGATCGACACGCTGATGGCGCTGCGGAAGGCGACGCAGGAAGAGATCGTGGAAGTCGAGACGCGGTCGCGCGGGATGCGCGGCGCGGCGCTGCAACCGCTGACCAACACGGAGATCGAGACACCGCCGACCGGGCCACGACCGTTCGGGCCGATCGATGCGAACTCCGGTCGCTATGCCGGTGATCCTTACATGCGACCGGGCACGACGAGAGGATGGTGATCATGCAAGACGAAGGGCAGCAGCGCGTCGAGATCGTCAACGACCAGAGCGGCGAGCGGTACGGCGTGACTATCGATTCCTTCCACGAACTCTACGCGTCGCGCGGCTACCGCATCGACCGCTTCGAGGACGGGCGACCGTACCGCGACGAGGAAGAGGCGGGCGACGCCGACGGGCAGGACGAGGCGGAGCCGGTCGCGGTGGTGACGGAAGTACCAGCCGAGGCGGCACCGGTTGAGGCGGCACCTGCTGCCCCGACCGAGGCCGCACCGACCGAGGCGGCCTAAGTGTCGGCCCTGCTCTTCACCGCCGCCGAGGTCGCCCAGGCGCGCACGGACGCGACCCTGGCGATGCCCGACACCTGCGCCATCCAGCGGGTGACGCGGACGCGGGACGGCGCGGGCGGCAGCACCACGGCGACCGCCACCGTGGCGAGCGTGCCGTGCCGGTTGCGCCCTGCGGGTGGCGGCGACGAGCGGACGATCGCCGATGCCCTGCAATGGATCGTCGCCTACACGGTGAGCGTGCCGTGGGGCACCGACCTGGCCCCCGCCGACACGCTGCTGATCGCGGGGCGCACGTTCCAGATCGGCGGCGCGCTGAAGGGCGGCACCTACAGCAAGGATTTTCGCGCGGTATGCAAGGAGATCGGTTGATGGTCAGCGTGCAGATCGTGAGCCATAACCGCTTCCCCCAACTGATCCCGATCATCAACAGCCGCATCGCGGCGGCGATCGAGGACGGCGCGAATGAGATCGTGACGATCGCGCAGGGGCTGGTCCCGGTGCGGACGGGCGCGCTCAAAGCCTCGATCACCGCCAGCCTGACGGAGATGTACGCGGCCAGCGTCAGCGCCGACGCGGGGCACGCCATCTACGTCGAGTACGGGACGCGTTTCATGGCCGCACAGCCGTTCCTCCTCCCCGCCGCCGAGGCGGTCATGGGGTCGTTCGGGCGGACCTTCGCCGGGTTCGTCGGCGGGATCGGGGCCGGATGAGCGCGTTTGTCGGCACCGAGACGGACCTGATCGACCGCTGGCTCGTCGCCGTGCTCGGCGCGGACGGTTCGGCGGTCTACGCCGACCTCGCGGACGAGGGCGCGCCGTATCCGTTCTACGTGTTCACCATGCTCTCCGGTGGTTCCGACACGCTCGGGGTGGGGCAGGCGCGGATCATGGCCCGCCCGCTCTATCTCGTCAAGGCGACCGTCCAGAGCCTGACCTACGACGCCGCGCGACCCGCCGCCAAACGCGCCGACCAACTCCTGCACGGTGCGCGCAACGTCGCCGTACCGGGCGGACTGATCCTCTCCTGCACGCGGGAGGCCCCGTTCAAGCTGGCGGAAAACGCCAACGGCGTCAGCTACCGCCACCTGGGCGGGATGTACCGTTTCGAGGTCCAGGCGAAGTAGCCCGGACACCTAGCACAAAGGAGTGCGAACCATGCCAGAGCGCGCCACAGTAACACAGGGGGTACAGCTGGGGATCGAGGTTGTTCCTGGCTCGCTGGTCCCCGCGAATCGTCGTTTGCAGTCGATCTCCATCGAGCCGGAGATTCACGCCGAGACCAACCCGTTCCGCGCCTACGGCACCAAGTACGACGCGGTGGTCCCGGAAGGCCGCGAGTGGACCGGGGCGACGGTCGTCGGGATCCCGACCTACAACGAGTTGCAGTACATCCTCGCGTCGTGCTTCGCCAACGCCACGCCGACGCAGATCATGGACGGGGCGACGCCGACCGGGGCGTACCGCTGGCAGTATCAGCCGTCCACCACGGTTGAGGATACCCCGCAGACCTACAGCGTCGAGCAGGGCTCGCCCGTGCGCGGCCAGCGATTTCCCTACGCCATCTTCTCCGAGTTCGGCCTGACGTGGAGCCGCCAGAAGTTCGACCTGAACGCGACCATGTTCGGCCAGCGCATGCAGGACGGCGTGGCGCTGACCGCCAATCCGACGCTGAACG